ATAGAAATAGCTTTTATAGCTCTTTCCAGTGCGGTAGGTTTACTTAGTATATATTTGTTTGCTATGTATTTAAAATCGTAGGAGGGTATCATGTTACAGGCTTTAATAGGGCCAGCTACAGAGCTGATTGGTAAATTTGTTGAAGACAAAGACCAAAAAAATAAGTTGGCGCATGAAATCGCCACTATGGCAGAAAAACATGCTCAAGAGCTGGCGAAAGGCCAAATGGCTGTTAACGCTGAAGAGGCAAAACACCGAAACATCTTTGTAGCTGGCTGGCGCCCCTTTATTGGGTGGTCCTGTGGCATTGCGCTATTCGCGCATTTTATTTTATTTCCTTCGGCAGACGTTGTGACTGCTTATATGGGGTATCCGCCCGTTTCATACCCAGCATTTGATATGGACAGCTTAATGACTATATTATTAGGGATGCTTGGCTTGGGTGGAATGAGGTCATTTGAAAAGTATAAAAAACTTACGAAGTAATCCGCGCCTGGAGGGGTCATGGACGCAATAGCACTAACAGAATATTTATTAAAGAACATCCGACAGCAGAAGGATGACTATGCAATTATGCTGTCGAATGGTGCGGTAGAAAACATGGAAAACTACCGTTTCATAGTGGGGCAAATACGCGGACTGACCTATTGTGAGGATGAAATAAGAGCCGCGATGAAAGGTGTCATTGAAGATGGCTAAGAAACTATTCGTGCCTGATAGGGTTACGGCAAACATGAAGTCTGACGCGCCGCAGACTGAAATACCAAAGGCGGTTCAAAATGCTCTTCCACAAGAAGAGGAAAACAAGAACACTGAAAACCCATCAGAAATGGATTCTTCCGCACTAGAGCGCCTTCCAGAACCTGTTGGGTATCGCCTTCTTGTTATTCCTTATTACCCACCAGCCAAAACAAAAGGCGGAATCTACATTCCTGATGCAACTCGTGACAGAGAGGCATTCGCAACTGTAGCAGCTTACGTTGTTAAGGTTGGTCCAGACGCCTACAAAGACTCTGATAAGTTTCCATCCGGCGCGTGGGCTTCTGAGAAATCATGGGTGCTTATGGGTAGATATGCTGGGAATAGATTTAAAGTGGACGGTCTTGAGGTAAGACTCATAAATGACGATAACATTATCGCCACTATACTTGACCCATCAGATATCTCGTATGTATAAAAATACTGGAGGCGTATTATGGAAGACATTATGAATCAAGAAGCTGAAGAAAACGTAACATTTGACGTTGAAGATTCTGAATCTGTTGAGGTGGCAACTGAAGAAAAACCCGAACAATTATCCGGGTCTTCAGATTTTTCAGACTCAGACGGCGCTAGTGATGATGACCTTGAAAATTACAGTGGTAATGTTCAGAAGCGCATCAATCAACTGACCGCGAAGCGTAAACAGGCAATGGAAGAGGCGGAAGCTGCGTATCAGTATGCTCAGCAGATGGCTCAAGAAAACCAGCAGATTAAGGCTCGCTTAAATCAGTTGGACCAAGGCTACACCAATGAATATGGTGCTCGCGTTGATTCTCAAATGGAGCAAGCTAAAAAGCTTTTAAGAGAAGCTAGAGACATAGGCGATATAGATAAGGAAACGGAAGCTGTTTCTTTGTTGCAGAGGTTAGCTATTGAACAAGAAAGAGTTCGCGTTCAAAAGGGCCGTGCCGAGCAACAGGCGGTTCAAGCTGAGCAACAGGTTCAGCAGCCGCAAGTTCCTCAAAGACAAGCTGTTCCTAGAACAGAAGATTTGGACCCAAAGCTTCGTTCATGGATGACAAAGAACGACCAGTGGTTCAACAAAGACATGGTTATGACTCGTGGAGTGCAGGCTATTCACGAGGCTCTAGTTGGTGTTGAGGGTTTTGACCCAACAAGTGATGATTATTACAAGGAAATCGACAAGCGTATGCGCGTAGAGTTTCCACACAAGTTTCAGGCACAGCGGCAGAACGCCCAAGCAGTTGCGCCTGCGTCCTCTGGACGGTCAGTGAAATCAGGGCGGAAAAAAACGGTGGAATTAACACCAGGTCAAGTGGCTTTCGCCAAGAAGATGAATATTCCTCTTGAGCGGTACGCAAAAGAAGTCGCTAAAATAGACACAAGGAGTGCATAATGGTTGACCGCGCTAGCCGGGATTCGCAAACCCGTGAAAAAACAGCGAGAGTAGACGCGTGGAGGCCACCATCAACCCTTGAAGCTCCTGAAGCACCTGTGGGTTTTAAGCACAGATGGATTCGTGAGTCAGTCATGGAATACGATGACCGAAACAACGTCCATAAGCGCCGCCGTGAAGGTTGGGAGCTTGTACGGGCGGAAGACTATCCTGATTTCGATGCACCCGTCATTGACGAAGGTAAAAACGCTGGCGTAATCGGCGTAGGTGGTTTGGTTCTTGCCAGAATACCTGAAGAGATTGTGGAACAGCGTGACGCGCATTACCGTAGCGTTACAGAAAATCAAATGGAAGCTGTAGATAGAGATTGGATGCGTGAATCTAATTCCGCTATGCCCAAGCTAAATCCGCAGCGTTCAAGTCAAGTAACTTTTGGCTCAAGAGGCCAAAAATAAACTCGTAAGGAGAGTTCAAAATGGCAAATAAAGATGCTGCCTTTGGTCTGCGCCCAGCGCGGATGATGAACGGCTCAGCCTTTATGAACCAACAGAACCGCTACCGTATCGCTTCTGGCGCTACAACTGCAATTTTCCAAGGCGACCTAGTGGAAACACTAACTGCCGGAACAATTGGGGTTAAAGCCGCAGGCGAAACCGATGCTGCTCTGGGTGTGTTCAACGGCTGCCGTTATACCGACCCAACCACGAAAAAGGAAACTTTTTCAAACTTCTACCCTGGCTCAATTGCAGCTTCAGATATTGAAGCATTTGTAATTGACGCGCCGGACGTAGTTTACGAAATTCAAGGTAACGCTGCATTTCCTGTAACGGATTTGTTCGGAAACTTTGACATTGTTGTTGGCACAGGCGACACAAATTCAGGGCTTTCACGCACTGAAATTGGCGTTTCAACTGGCGCGACCACTGCAACACTGCCTCTGAAAGCGATTGATATTTCGCAAGACCCAGAGAACAGTGACACTGGCTCAGCTAACACAAATGTCATGGTCGTTATCAACAACCACTTGCTGTCCGCTGGCACAGCAGGCTTGGCATAAGGAGACTAGATAATGGCTATTTCAAGAGCACAGCTAGTTAAAGAACTAGAGCCAGGCCTGAACGCATTGTTCGGCATGGAATATGACCGCTATGACGCGGAACACGCTGAAATCTACGACACTGAATCATCAGACCGTGCGTTTGAAGAAGAGGTAATGCTTGTAGGTTTTGGAAACGCCCAAACCAAGCAAGAAGGTGCAGGCGTATCTTTCGACAATGCTTCAGAAGCATACACAGCACGTTACAGCCATGAGACTATCTCATTGGCATTCGCGCTGACTGAAGAAGCAATGGAAGATAACCTGTATGACCGTCTTGGTGCACGTTACACACGCGCACTGGCACGTTCAATGGCACACACCAAGCAAGTTAAAGCTGCGGCAACTCTAAACAACGCATTTGACAGCAACTTTGCTGGCGGTGACGGTGTTGAGCTTTGTTCTGCTGTTCACCCGCTTGCTGGTGGCGGTACATTCCGCAATGAGCCATCAACTGCTGCTGACCTTAACGAAACTTCACTTGAGAATGCCTTAATTGACATCTCAACTTTCGTTGATGAGCGTAACTTGATTATCGCCCTGCGCGGTACCAAGCTTATCGTTCCGCCACAGCTTCAGTTTGTTGCTGACCGTCTGCTAGAATCTACACTTCGTGTAGGCACAGCCGACAACGATGTAAACGCAATCCGTAACATGGGTATGTTGCCAGAGGGTTATACAATTAACCACTTCTTAACAGACCCAGATGCGTTCTTCATCAAGACAGATGCGCCAAATGGCTTCAAGCACTTTGAGCGTACTCCAATGTCTACAGGCATGGAAGCTGACTTCGACTCAGGTAACATGCGCTTTAAAGCTCGTGAGCGTTATAGCTTTGGCTATTCCGACCCACGCGCAGTGTTCGGTTCTCCGGGCGCGTAAGCGAACAATTATTCGGAAAGGGGCGGCTTCCATGCCGCCCTTTTTGTTGTATGGTTTTTTATTGGAGGGTTTTATG